AAATTGCGCGCCTGCTGGAGCTTCGCCTCCAAAAGTTCGCGCCTCTGCTGACGGATGCTTTCGGCGATGCCGTGGGCGCGTCGCTTGTCGGTGTCCATCAAGCAACTCGCTATTGTGGTGAGCCGTATGCTCCGTACAGCTCCGGCAGCAGGCCAAGGTTTGACAGGGCGCGCAGCACCGAGCTGGCGGCAGTCTCATCGCCGCGGATCGGCATCAGCGCCTCGCTGGCGAAGACGTCATCGAGCAGGCGCTTGTCGATCGCCCTCGCCTCATCCTCGGTCTGACTGCGACCGTAGGCGTGGTAGGGCTTCGCGCGCTCGATGTAGAAATTCAGGTTCTTGTAGCTCTCGAAGAGGGATCGAGCTGACCTCTCGACCGCATGGCGCTCTCGCTCGTCCGTGACGTAAGCCACGCCGAGTAGCAGCGGGGAGTCGGTGACGATGAAGTCGACCTTGCCGACCAGGCGCCGCTGCCGGCGCTCCTGCTCAGCGGTCACATAGAGCTGCCTTTTCAGGTCGCTCCAGTTCTCGTCATAGGTCAGCTCTTTGGCGAACTCCGTCACCAACTCGCATCGGACGTTGAGGAGCTTCAGCATGAAGTACACGCCGGCAGCGGTCGTGCTCTTCCCGGCTCCTGGGCCGCCGATCATGTTGATGACGTAGCTCATGTTCCCTCAATGGACAGTGGAGTCCGTCTTCTTCGCCGGGGGCTGCCGCGGTGCTGCGGCCTGGCCCGCGATCTCGAGGAGTTGGTCCTCGGTCATCTCGTTGGCCGGCTTGGTGACGTTCAGGTTGGTGGTGTTCTCGTCCTTCTGGCCGAGGTAGTTCTTGCCGAGGAAGATCGCGGCCGGCGCGTTCTTGTCGGCGAGTGCCAGCTGCTTGCGGCGCAGGGAGACCTTGGCGTGCATCAGGCCGTCGTCCCAGACCTCGCGCGCCTCGGGGTACTCACCGAGGAAAGTCGAGAAGGTCTTCTTGCAGACGCCGAGAACGGCTGCGGCTTCTTCCTGGGTACAGAACAGCTTGCCGAGTTCACCAAGCGTCCGGAGTGTGACCTCGTCCGGCTGGAGTTTGGTGTTACGGCGCTTGATCGGTTCTCCAAGAACCTCGTCGAGGAAGGCGGTCTCTTTGCCCTCCTTCTCGGCGGTGGCGTCGGCGGCAGCCTTGCGGGCAGCAGCCTCCTCCTTCGTCGGGCGACCCCGACGACGTTTCTCTTCAGCCATGTTTTTGTTCTTCTTGTTGGCTAGTGCAGGACGGTGACGATCTCGTCGTCAGCGAGGTCACGCAGATCGAGCGTGACGTAGAGGCCGTCCGGCGGCATGACGAAACCGATCGATACGGTTTCCTTCGACTCTTCGGTTGGATCGCCCTCGATGTCGTAGAGGTCGATCGCGATCGTGAAGCCGTTTTCGTGGACCGCGATGCGGTTCCGGAGATCGAACGTGAAAGCCATCATTCACGCAGGCCGGGGAAGGCCTGGTCGACCCACTTGCGGATCTCCTGGCGCGGCGCTGCTCCCGTCTTCATGGAGGTGACGATGCCGTCCTTGACGGCGACGAGAGCCGGTACCTGGCCGACCTTGAAACGCTGGGTGACCGCCACGCAGTGCTCGACGTCAGCCTTCAGGAAGGTGACCTTGCCGGCCAATTCCTTCTCGACGGCTTCGAGCATGGGCGTCATCGCCTTGCACGGCTGACACCAGCGCGCCTCGAACTTGATGACCACTGGGCCCTGAGCTTCGAGGACGTCGGCGGAGAATGAGCTGTCGGTGACGGATTTCATCGGGAGAAGATTTTCTTGAGAGAGGAGATGCCTGCGACACCGCAGATCGTGAGAACGATTTGCTGTTGCATGGTGTCGTAGGGTGCTGGGAGCGCGGCGACCTTCCAGCTGCCGACCACATGGCCGAGCAGCGGGATGGAGTCGAAGACGACTGCCGAAACGTGGAAGAAAAGGACTGCGAAGGCGACGGGGACCATCCAGGCCGTGAACCAGTGCTCACGGTCATCCTTGCGCATGTCGGCCGCCATACGGGCGACCTCGACCTTGTACCGCAGCTCGGCGACATTGAGCGTGACGTCGCCGCCGACAGCGGTCTTGAACTTCTCCAGGTCGGCGTCGGTCTTCTTGCCGAGCCAATCGAGGAATGAGGTCCCGAACTTCGGGAGCAGGCCCATGAGGAGCGAGAACAACATGGATCAGCCCTCAGAGCGACGCGGCCAGGATGAACAGTTGGTCCAACTCTTCGCTGGACTTCCCGAGAGCTTCCTTGCAAGCCACCATGAGCGGATGGTCGCGCTCGAACTGCGTCGAGTAATGCCAGCTATCCTGGACGGTGATGTCCTGAAGATTGACGTAGTCCTCAACCTGCTGGCGCAGCCCGATCATAGACAGAGCCAACCGGATTTGCCGAGGCGTGACCGGGCCGATCGGCTTCGACCTGAATGTGTAGACCTGCTCGACGACGCCTTTCGCGTTGCGCACAAAGGTCATGCTGGTCGGAATTTGGTCGCCCGGAATGATCGCGGGTGTGACCTTGTAGATTTTTTCTGCTGCGAGTTGTGCGTCCGACCAAAGCTCGACGATCTGCCAGGGGTGCAGAATTTTGCCATTGGCAATGCTCTGCCCCCATTCCAGCTTTTCGAACACGTTCGGAGACGTCTCGCGGACGATGATCTTGTCCACGGGTTAGCTCCATTGAAGATTGAAGGAGGCGTTGGCGCCAGGGTTGCCGTACTGAGCGACAGTCCCGAAGCCACCGAGCGTGCTGTATCCACCAGCGCCACCAGCGCCGCAGACCAGCGTGTAGACGTCACCAGGCTTAGGTGCGCCTGGAGAACCGTAGGTCCACCTCGACTGCACCAGGCCGCCGTTTCCGCCACTCGGCGCTTGAGCGCGCTGCCCGGAGAAGTCCATATAGGCTCCTGTACCGCCTGCGTTGCCGCCGCCGGTCGTGTTCTGCAGGTTGCCGTTTGATGCGCCACCCGGATTACCAGGCGATCCGCCACCCGCATTACTGTCGGAGTTGCCGGCGCCTGTTCCGCCGAAGGCATAGATCGTCGCCGCTGCGCCAGAGAAGTAGGACGTGTCGCCTGTGCCGCCATAGTACTGATTGACGCCATACTGATGCTGGCCGACGCCACCACCACCACCTCCGGCTCCCCAGAGGGTGGCCGTGAGCACGTTGTACTCTGGGATGACGATCGAGGTGGTGCCGTAGCCGTAGCTGTTTGAGCCAGGCACGACTGGCAAGCGCGTGACCGGGATGATGCGCCTGAAGGGAAGGATGAGCGACATTAGCCAAACTTCCAAGCTGCCGCCGACACGGTGGCGTTGTCCCACAGACCGATGCCGCTGAAGAACAGCGCATGCTGGTTGGCCGTCGTGGTTACCGATGGAGCGGTGTTGTTCGCCCAAATGACGCTGCCTCCCCAGCTGACCGTGCGTCCTCCGGTCGCGTCCTGGATCAGATCGAGCTCGACAGGCTTGCCGTCCTTCACGTTCGAGAAGCTGATGGCCACGTTGCCGACCAGAACGCCCTTGAAGCGAAAGCCGTTGTTGCAGTTGATGGTCACCGGACCAGAGATGTTGCCGAGGTCCACCCACTGCGCAGCAGCGTAAGCGGCATCGACCTGGACGAGGCCGGCGTTGGTGTTGTTGCGGACTTCGGACGTCGTCGCGATGTTCTTCGCCGCGGCGCCGCCGAGCGCGTTACGCGCTGCTACAGCGTCCGTAGCTTTGAGGAGCGTCTTACCGATATCGGTAGCGTCGCTGATCTGCGCGGCTGTGTGCGTGTGGTTGACCGGAGCCTTCTCAGCGTCCAGCTCGGCGATGGCGTCCTGAACGTTCGTGGCCTGGACGTTGGTCGTCGGCGTCACCGTCACGCCAGTTGCGGGCGGAGTGCCGATCGGACCCTGTGGACCCTGGATGCCTTGATCACCCTTGGGACCGATGGGGCCTTGGATGCCCTGGTCTCCCTTCGGGCCCTGGATGCCTTGGATACCCTGAGGACCGGGATCACCCTTGTCGCCCTTGGGACCAACGGCGCCCTGGATACCTTGCGGACCCTGGAAACCCTGGATGCCAGGCAACCCGACAGGGCCGGCCGGACCACGCTCGCCCTGAGGGCCGCGGAATGGACCGATGTCCACCCATTGGCCGCCAGACCAGGTCCAGCCGTGACCGTTGTCGCGGCTGAGGTATGTGTCGCCGTCGTCCGCGCCTTCCGGGAGCCAGATCGTGCTGTCGACGGCGCCCTTGAGCGTGATGCCCTGCCCGATGTCGCCCTTGTCACCTTTGTCGCCCTTCGAGCCCGTGAAGCCTCGGGGTCCGATCTCACCTTGCGGTCCCACGAGATCAGGAAACATCTCGACGAACTTCGCGAGCGAGACCGTCCGGCCGAAGTTGTTGATCTTCACGTCGATCTTGACGTCATCCTCGCTCGGCCCACCAGGCACGCCGACAGGGGCCTGCCCCTCGGCGAGAACGATCTGGTTGTTGAGCAGGAAGTACTTCGCTCCGATGTCGGTGAGCGGGACGATGGAGTCCTTGGCGTAGGTGGCGTCGCCGATCGTGATGCCGTTCAAGGCAACGACCTTGTATCGTTTGGTGCTCATTGCTCTTCTTTTTCTTTGGCGCCGGTGTAGGGAGTCGAACCCTCGGACCTTGGTTTTGGAGACCAGGCCACCCCCACGGGCTCACCGACGCATGATGTGAATTTCGCCCATCTCCGATTTCTTCAAGCGACGGTCAGGACCAGTCGTCGGTACGCAGGGGTGCGTGCGCCTTGCGGCTTAAGGTTCGGTCGGCGGGTTGCCCATGTGCCCGCATCTCTTCCGCTTGCGCGTACTTTGCCGCCTGCTTGAAAGCTCGGCGGCGCGACGGGAGGCCGTTCCGTCCTCGACCGAATTGCTGAGGATGACCCACTCAAGGGCCTTGCCTGCTGCTCCTCGACAGCGCCCACCCTCCTGCGAAGCAACGCGACCAGCTGCTGCCCGGGTGGCCCATGCGCTTCACACGCGAGCACTGGTCTTGTGCCGGCGTTTGTTGTGAGAGGCGAGATGGGGCTCCATTAGTGCCCGCCGCAGCATGTTGGCGGCGGGCGTGCTCACATGGCGTGAGCGCTCGGCTTGGCACATGGTCCCATTTAACCCACCACTCCTATGTCATCAGGTGACTGTCGGTGGGCACCGAGGAAAAGCTCCGGCTTTATTTGACCTGCACTTCAGGCCACCTCCCCTTGCGGGGTAGGAGGTTGCCGGCAACCTTCGGATAGCAAGAGCGGCCCAACTCCTATCGGTCTTCGGGGCTTGTGGGTCAGCAACGCCATCGCGCAGTTCCTGCGCTGGACACTGTGTGTCGCCACTCTTGGGGGAGTAATAGTTTGGCTCGTGACCGTCGCCATCCCGCAGGACAACGACTCGGATCCTTTCGACCTCGATCCGCATCACGCGGACCTCAAACGGTCGTCGGCGACTTACCATGGACCTCTTCGCCGATAGGCTGTGCGCTAGAACGCCGCCGCGTGTCATCACGAGCCAAGTAGGTGGGGTCGTTCCAATCCAGAAGTCGAACGACCTATGCCTCTACCCGGCGGCGGCCCGAGGATCAGTCGGGTTTACGCGGGCCCGGAATTACGAGGACTACGGGAATGCTGGCTTACCCGTTAGAGCGGACATCCGTTACCGGAGCCGTACGCCACCTAACTCAGAAGATCGAAACCACCAGCTTGAGCACGACCACGGCAACGATGGCGTTGACGGTCGCGGCCGGATGCGCAGCGACCCACTCGGTCGCATAGCTGTAGACGGACTTCACGGTATCCATGACAGATCCTTCGGTTGTTGGAATTGAAAGTGCCCGATGTTTTGCAGCAGAGCTGATTTGTCATCGGGCGCGGCGGGGTAAAGGAGGAGCAAACCCCCGCCGCAGTCGGGCCTTAGCAGTCGGTCGGCGCTCTGTGTCGCCGCTCCCTGTTCTGTACTCCGAGTTATTCGTTTAGCCGCCGGCCTTGCGCTTGCGTCGCCGTTTGCGCTCCAGCCGCAGCTCCGTCGCCTTGGTGCCCTTGGACACCGGCTTGACGTGCTTGAGTTTCTTGGCGACCATGGCTTAGAGCACCATGCTGGCGATGGCGGCCCGGATTGCCGGGGCCGACCGGAAGGCCAGGTACTCAGCGCCCGCGAGCGTCGGGTGAACCCCGTCCGGATCGATGTAGACGTCCGAGTTGCCGGAGCCGTTCGTGGCGCCAACCTTGCCAGTGCCGTTGAGCCAGGTCTGCGTGTCGGTCGAGACCGGCGCGAACTTGCACAGCGGATCGTCGAACAGCGTAACCGCAGCCTTGATCGCGTTCTCGCAGGCGATCTGCGTGGCGTTCGGGCCGCCGGCTCCCGCCTGCGCACCCAGGACCACGATCGGGGTCAGCGGGTACTTCTGGCGGAACAGCTGGTAGCAGGCGAGCGCGTTGGCCGTGATGACGTCCGCAGCGCGACCAGCGTCGTTGTAGCCATGCGCGAACACGCCGAGGTCGAACGGCCCCTGAGCAAAGGTCCAGGGCATCTGGTCGACGCACTTGGACCGCACGCCCGAAGCGTCCGAGACGTATCCGGTCGAACCGACAGCGAGCTGGCGAACATCGCGGATGCCGAGCAGCTCGCCCGTCAGCACGGGCCAGGCGGCGTTCGGGACCGGGTAGATCGTGCTGGAGCCGTTCGTTCCTTCGCTGTAGCTGTCGCCGTACCAGGCCAGCCGAAGCACGTTCGCCTGGTTGGGCTTCCACATCGAGCAGGTCGGCGAAAGGCGGATCGTCTTGATCATCGTCGGCCCCTTCGAGGGCAGCGACGGGATGAGGACGCGGATGCGACGCGGCTTGCGCGAGGCGAAGGTCAGAAGGAAGAAGCAGTCCGTTCCGGTGGTCGCGAGGCCCGCAGAGCCTGCGAAGTCAACGTACTGACCGTCGACCTGGAACATGTGTTTGACCGAAGAGGTCGTGTAGAGACCGATCTGGACCTTGTCCGAGTCGGTCATGAACTCGATGGCGCTCGCCCACTGGTTCAGGCCAGCAACAGCACCGCCGCCGATGTTGCCGGCCGTCGACGGAGCGACGTTGGCGACGGCCATGGCGACGTAAGCGCTCGCGATGATGACGGGGTAGCCGCCGTAGAATGCGACGCGGCTCGCATTGTCGTGGAGCGCAGTGCCGTTGACCAACGGATAGACCGTCAGCGTCGCGTCAGACGTCGCGGAAACAGCCACGGTCGGAGGCGTTGCCATCGCCGGCTTCTGGTACGGGTTGTTGTCCAGCGCGCGGTCGATGATGCCGAGAAGACGAGTGGGCTTCGGCGGGTAGAGGCCGAGCATCTTGAAGCGCTCGATCGTGAGACTATCCATCTCACCGAAAGGGGTCTGTCTTTTCATTATTGTTTTTTCTTGGCCTGGCGTTTCAGCCGGCTGTTCTCAGAACGGAAACAGCCGCCCGAAGGCGGCTGCTCGCAATTCGTTAGCTGAAGCGCTTTCGGACACCGAAGCGTCGGACGCGCACCGTGGCCGAGCCGGCGCCGGCAGCGGTGACCTTCAGGTGGGCGGTGACCCAGCTCTTCACGTCGTAGTTCGGGACGATCAACTTCTCGGTCGAGTAGTTGAGCTTGAAGGCTTCGGTCGTCGTGGCGCCATGCTGCGTGCCGTTGACGTAGCCGTCCATCGCCGTGATGGCGACGCCCTGGCCAGCCACCGTGCCGTTGGCCTGGAGGTAGAGATAGGCGCCGCAGAGGTTCACGTTATTGGCGTCAACAGCGACTTCGGCGTGAGCCTGGAGGATGTCACCCGGGAACCACAGCGTGGTCGGGATATCCTGGTGGACGTTGATCTCTTCGCCGGCCGCCGTGAACGTACACTGCAGCACCTGCTCCATGAGACCGGAGCCGTCGCCGGCCAGCGCCACCGATGCGGTGCAGGTCGCACCGCCAGTGCGCGAGCCGACCCAGCTCGCCGCGACATTGCCGGTGAAGCCGGCGCCGAGCGTGCCGCCCGTGCCGCCCGTGAACATCGGGTTGACGAGCAGGTTGACCAGCGAGGTGGTCGGGTTCTCGATCGCGCTGCGGAAGCCGTGCGGGCGCGGAGGCATGATCGCCGTCAGCACCTGGGCGAACGCCTTGCCGCCGAGGTAGGCGCCGAGGGCAGCCTGGTGAACGCCGTCGACCGTGCCCTGAAGGGCGAGCACCGTGGTGGACGCGGCAGCCGGATTGTAGACCGCAGCCGGAAGGTCGAAGAGGACCATGTGCGGGCAGGCTTCGGCGTACTCCCGCAGCATCTGCTGCAGGATGTAGAGCTGAGCGTTCATCGCGGGCGAGAAGTTGTTCGCGCCGGGTTCGAGAACGACCAGCGGCAACATGCCGTTGTCGATCGCCGCATCGATCATGATGCGGATGTTGTTGAAGGCCGTGATGCCGGACGTCGTGGCCGTGGGATAGGCCTGGGCGATGTCGTTCACACCCGTGTGGATGTAGAGTACGTAGGCGCCGGTATCGATCGCCGCCTTGAGGCGGGGAAGATGCTGGTCGCTTCGCTCACCGCTCACGCCGAAGTTCTTCAGCAGGATGGCGCGGTTGCCGGCGAGTGCGTTGCCGACGCTGAAGTGGTTGTAGCCGGCCTTGTTGCGGAAGGCACCGTCAGCGTGGATCTGTGCGACGCGGCTATCGCCGATGGCAGCGACAGTGTTCGGATGGCGGCGAAGGTTCGTGGGGACGTTGAAACGCTTGAGGCGCTTGGCAAGGTCGCGAGCTTTGCTCGTCATTTTCTTCTTTCTTGGGTTAGTCGACGTGCTCCTGCGGGATCCTCCAGTTCGGAGGCACCGTGGTCGCCGTCAGACGGAGGTTCGGTACGAGTTTTTCCAAAACCCAGTCGGCGTGCGCCTGGTCGACGCCTTCGCTGGGACGCACGAGCTTTGCGTGCGCGTACACCTGCGTGACTGGATCACCATAGGCGAGCGGTACCCAGACATCCGGGTCCAGCTTCAGCCAGGCGACCATGGCAGCGGCCTGCCTCTTCGAGGAGGCAACCATCGCGTTCTTGAACATGGTCATTCTTTCTGGGCGACCGCTCGGTCGATCCAGGCGTAGATCTCTGGATTGTCGCGGCGGGCCATGATCATGACCGGGGTCAGCCGGTTCACGACCGTCTCTTCGCTGGCCCGGCTCTTCAGAGCTGAGGCGTGCCAGCATGCATGGTTGATCTCGTGCTCCAGGACTTCAGCGAAGCCGCTGTCGGGCAAGTCCTCGCGCACGTAGATGATGAAGTTGAAACGATCACAGAGACCGAGACAGTCCTTCTCGTCGGCATCTTCAGCGGCCCAGTGGACCAGCTTGTAGGCGAAGATGCCGATCTTGATCGTCGTCGGCAGCTTGCGCCGACCCGGCAGGCGGCGGCGCGTCACGACAGGTCTTCCCTGGTGCAGGGCCTGACGAACTTGCGGAGCTGCGCGCCGCGGACCCAGATGATCTCCGGGTGCGGGTTGGCGCCAGACCAGCCCTCCCGCGCGAGGTGCTTGCGCACGACGGCCGGGTACATGTTGTACTCCAGGAGCGAGAACTCAGGAGCGTGCTCGATGACGTCGGGCTTGCCGGCTTCACGGGTGATCGTCGATGCAGAGTGGAAGCCGAGATAGGCTTCCGGCATGACGCAGACGTTCTCGGGGCGGACGACGCCGAGGAACAAGGTGCAGGCCGAGACGCACATGCCGGAGATCACCACCTTGGTGCCGGCGTCGCGCATGTCGGAGTATTTCTTGACGAAGTCGACGATGACCCCACCTGGGTCTTTGCTGATGAACGTCGCTTCGTGACCGGACACGAACTGGACCGGCACGTCTTTCGCGGATGCTGGCGACAGGGCGCACAGCATCATCACGCCAGCGAGGGCGAGTTGGAGGAGTTTCATTGGCGTGACTTTGAAAGGCGCCGGCTACGGCGCGCTGGCGGAATACGCCGGATTGAATGTGAAGGTGCGCTCGATCGATGCCTGCCAGATCACGTAGCTGAACAGGAAGACGCTGAACGGAAACGGCATCAGTCGACCTCCTCGTAGAGCGCGTCGGCGATGGCCTTGCTGCCCTCTTCGATGCCGATGGCCACGTTGTGGAGGGCGTTGGAGATGGCGTTCAGGCCGCAGGCGATTCCGATGGCGAGGATGATGGCTTCGACGATCATCACCACACTCCCAGCAGAGCGCCGAAGCCGGCGATGACGACGCCGATCGCGCCAAGGATGGCGCCGAGACAGGCGTAACCGAGGATGGCGAAGGGGGCGTGGCCCGTCATGTCAGATGACCTTGAATTGTCCGCCCTGCGCGACGCGGCAGCGGATGCGTTGGATGTTCTCTTCGAAGTCCTCGATCTCGATCGGCGACAACCGCCAGTGCGGCCGGATCACCACGATGCGATCGAAGACGTGTGCCAGCAGC